TAGAGTTCTTTGATGACTTTGAAAATGTTATCATTGCTTTTGATAAAGATAAGGCAGGACAAGAAGCTAGTATAAAAGTTGCTAGACTTTTCAAGCCCGGGAAAGCTAGAATAGTTACGCTTCCTAATGGTTGGAAAGACCCTAACGACATGCTAAGAAACAACAAACATAAAGAGTTTGTTGAAGCTTGGTGGGCTAGTAAAGTTTATACACCTTCTGGTGTTATAAATGTTTCTGAGCAGCGTGAGAAGTTTCATAATCGTGAGAAGAAACAAAGTGTACCTTATCCTTATGAAGGACTTAACAAGAAGTTGTATGGTCTTAGAGCAGGAGAACTGGTAACACTTACAGGTGGTACTGGTCTTGGTAAGTCAAGTGTAACAAGAGAACTTGAACATCATCTTATTAAAAACACTACTGATAACGTAGGTATCATAGCACTAGAAGAAGATTGGAGAAGAACCATTGATGGTATCTTATCTATTGAAGCTAATGCTAGGTTATACGTTGACCAAGAACGTGAGAAGTTTTCTAAAGAAGAACTAGATAAGATGTTTGATATTCTCTATGATGGAGATAACAAGAATAGAGTATGGGTTCATTCTCATTTTGGTACTAATGATATCGATGATATCTTTACCAAGCTTCGCTTCATGATTATAGGATGTGACTGTAAGTGGGTGGTCGTTGACCATTTACATATGTTAGTTAGTGCTGTGCATGAAGGAGATGAGAGACGTGCTATTGATTCTATCATGACTAGACTTAGAAGTTTGGTAGAAGAGACAGGTGCAGGAATCATTTTGGTTTCACACTTACGTAGAGTTGATGGTAACAAAGGACATGAGAATGGTATTGAAGTATCTCTATCTCATCTAAGAGGTTCAAATAGTATTGGACAACTTAGTGATTGTGTGATAGCATTAGAACGTAATCAACAATCAGATGACCCTGATGAAGCTAGGACTACAAGACTTCGTGTATTAAAATCTAGATACACAGGCGATGTTGGTATGGCAGCTAGGGTTATTTACAACTCTGAAACAGGTAGACTATCTGAACTAACAGATGAAGATATTACCTTTGATGATAGTTTAGATGAGGCATTTTAATTATGGATTTAGTATTTGACATAGAGACTGATGACCTTAAAGCAACTAAGATACATTGTATTGTAGCACAAGATGTAAACTCTGGAGAAATATTTAAGTTTCCTCCAAGCAACTTGCAAGAAGGATATGAATTTTTATCTAAAGCAGATAGGTTAATAGGTCATAACATTATAGGATTTGATATTCCTATGGTAGAAAAGTTTGGTGGTATAAAAATTAGAGACAAAGAACTTATAGATACTCTTGTTCTTTCTAGATTGTTTAACCCTACAAGAGAGGGTGGTCATAGTTTAGAGAAGTGGGGATATAAACTTGGTCTATCTAAAATTAACTTTGAAGACTATCAAAATTATTCTACACAGATGTTGGACTATTGTGTTCGTGATGTTCAGTTAAATACTCTTGTATATAAATCACTTCGTAATGAGTCAAAAGGATTTAGTAAACAATCTATTGAACTTGAACAAGACGTTGCAAGAATTGTTAAACAACAAGAAGAAAATGGTTTCATGTTTGATATGGAAGCTGCTCTTGTATTACTTGCAGAACTTAGAGAAAAGTCTCAACAGATTGAAGATGAAGTTCATAATACTTTTAAACCTAAGTGGGTCGATGATAAATTAGTTACACCTTACATTAAGAAAGATGGTAACTTATCTAAACGTGGGCTTACTGATGATGAGTATCAAAGATGTTTAGACACTAATAACTTTGAACCTTTTATGAGAAAGTCTTTACAAGATTTTAATTTAGGTAGTCGTAAACAGATTGGAGAATATCTCATTGACTTTGGTTGGAAGCCTGAAAGGTTTACACCTACAGGTCAACCCATTGTTGATGAGAAAACTCTATCAGAAGTTACTCACATTCGTGAAGCTAAATTAATTGCAGACTTTTTATTAATACAAAAACGTATAGCTCAAGTTGATTCTTGGGTCGAAGCTGTACAAGAAGATGGACGTGTGCATGGTTTTGTTATACCTAATGGTGCTATCACCGGAAGAATGACACACAGAAGTCCTAACATGGCACAAGTACCTTCAGTTCATAGTCCTTATGGTACAAAATGTAGAGCATGTTGGATTGTAGATGAAGGTAATGTATTACTTGGAGTTGATGCTAGTGGTTTAGAGCTAAGAATGTTAGCACACTATATGAATGATGATGAATATATAAAGGAGATATTAGATGGAGACATACACACAACTAATCAAAGAGCTGCAAAACTTGAATCAAGAGATAAGGCAAAGACATTCATCTATGCACTTATGTACGGAGCAGGAGATGAAAAACTTGGTAGCGTGGTCGGAGGAAGTACAGCAGATGGTAAGAGAGCTAGACAATATTTCTTTGATAATAAGCCTACATTTAAGTCTCTTAGAGACAGGGTACAAAGAGCAGCTTCAAAAAAATACCTCAAAGGATTAGATGGTAGAAAGCTTTACATTCGTAATGCTCATTCTGCCCTCAATACTTTATTACAGGGAGCAGGTGCTATAGTTATGAAGAAAGCACTATCAATACTTGATGATGTGTTAAAATTAAATGCAGTACCTTACAAGTTTGTTGCTAACATCCATGATGAATGGCAACTAGAAGTACCTGAAGACAAAGCTGATTTCATAGGTAAGTTTGCTGTTGATAGTATTATAAAAGCAGGAGAACATTTTAATCTTAGATGTCCTCTTGATGGTGAATATAAAATAGGAGTTAATTGGAGTGAAACCCACTAAAGCCTGTACTAAATGTGGTATAGAAAAAGAATATACTGAAGAATTTTTTCCTAAAAGAGAGGGAGGTAGACTTAGAGCTGATTGTAGAAAATGTTATAATAAATATTATAGAGAAAACAATCATAGATATCTTAAAGCAAGTATGATTTATGATGCAAAGATGAGAGCTAAGAAAAAAGATATGGATTTTAATTTGGTAAAAGAAGAAGTACATTTTCCAGAAAGATGTCCAGTTCTTAATATTAAATTAGTTCATGGTAGAGAAGATTGGAAAAATTCTCCTACAATAGATAGGATAGATAACTCTAAAGGATATTTATTAAATAATTGTATTGTTGTTTCTTGTCTTGCAAACACTATAAAAAATTCAGCAACCCCAACTGAGATATTAAAAGTTGGTAAGTTTTATAAAAAACTATACAAAGAAAAAGGAATTATAGATGAATCGAAATAGTAAACATTGTGATAGTAGAAAAGGAGACATGGCTGAGTTCTATGCAGTAACTTGGTTATGGGACAACGGTTATGAAGTATTTAAAAATTGTGGATGTACAGGTCTTGCTGATTTAGTAGCAAGAGATTCTAAAGGAGATATTATTTTAATAGATGTTAAAACAGCACAGCCTCAATTACATAAAGAGACAGGTAATAATTTAACTAAGTGTACAGGTAGAACTCGTGAACAAGTTGAAGCAGGAGTACAATTGTTAATGTTTAATTCACAGACTCGTAAACTTAAATTTGTAAAACATAGAAAATAATATGAAAAAGAAATCAAAAACTCTTGACACATTAGTCGAAGATATATATAATAAATTGTCTGCTCTTGGAAAAGGAGAACATCTTGACATAGATGAAGAGACTATTGAACAGTTTGGAGAATCTATGAAAGAGATTCTTTACACTTGGTCTCATCCTGCTCCAAGAGGTAAACCTTCTTTACGTATGTCTAACATAGGTAAACAGCCTAGACAATTGTGGTATGAGATGAACTCTGAATCTGATTCAACAGAGGTTATATCTCCTCCTACATTTATTAAGTTCTTATACGGACACTTACTTGAAGAGATAGTTTTATTTCTTGTTAAGTTATCTGGACATGAAGTTACTAATGAACAAAAAGAAATAACTGTATCCGGTATTAAAGGACACATGGATTGTGTTATTGATGGTGAGGTTGTAGATGTAAAGACTGCTTCAGGATTTGCATTTAAAAAATTCAAAGAAGGAACTCTTGCTGAACAAGATTCGTTTGGTTATCTTGCACAACTTGCAGGTTACGAATCAGCAGAGGGTACAAACAAAGGTGGATTCCTTGCTCTTAATAAAGAGTCAGGTGAGTTAGCTATGTTTAGACCTGATGACTTTGATAAACCTAATATCAAAAAGAAAATAACTGATATTAAAAAAGCTGTTAAGTTAAAGACACCACCAGATAAATGTTATAGTCCTATACCTGATGGTAAGTCTGGTAATATGCAACTACCTAAAGGATGTGTATATTGTAGATATAAATTTGAATGTCACAAAGATGCAAACGAGGGTAAAGGTTTAAGAGTATTTAAATATTCTAATGGTTTGAGATACTTAACTCAAACACCTAAAGTTCCTAATGTTATAGAGGTAACACAAATATGAATGGTAGAAAAGCAAAACGATTAAGACGTAAAGCAGAAGACTTACTTATAAGTTGGATAAGAACTATGGTACCTGAAGGAGAAGATGCTACTAAGATTAATAAGAAAAACTTACATGAGTTTTTACCACAACAAACACATATCTTTGCTAACAATAGATTTATGTTGAGTGCATACAGTCTTAGGTGGTTTTATAAAAAGGTAAAACAAAATCCTGATATTACTTTGGAAAACTTGAATGCCTAAAAGAGTACCAAGAAAGCCAAGACCTAAAAAGATTAACGTACCAAAAGGATATGATAGTATTTGGGAATATGAAATACATCAAACAGTTTTAAAAGATTGGAGTCATCATTGGGATAACATAAACTATGTAGTTAAACATAAGTATGAACCTGACTTTGTAAAAGTTATAGATGATAAAACAATTTTAATAGAAGCTAAAGGTAGATTCTGGGACTATGCAGAGTACAGTAAGTACATACATATACGTAATGCTTTACCAGATAACTATGATTTAGTTTTTCTTTTTCAAAAACCTTACTCTCCAATGCCGGGTGCAAAGGTAAGAAAAGATAAAACAAAAAGAACTCATGCTGAATGGGCAGAAACAAATAACTTCGTGTGGTACAGCGAAGAAACATTACCGGAGGAATGGAAAAGTGGATTATAAATTTAACGAAGATAAACTTTTAAATGAGTTGAAAGCATACATAGGCAATACATATGCTCAACACTATGCTAACGGTAAGTACCAAGCAACTGATATGATAATTGATTCAGGATATGGAGAAGGCTTTTGTCTTGGAAACATTATGAAGTATGCTATGAGGTTTGGAAAGAAAGATGGAAAGAATAATTTAGACTTGTATAAAATAATCCACTATGCTATAATAGCATTGTATGTAAACAATAAGGAACAAGATAATGGTTGAAGATAAAATAGGGACTAAGCCTTACTTAGGAATTGAAATAAACTATGACAAAGAAAAAACATTTGATAAATTTAGTTTAGATACACTCAAAGATAGATATTTTTGGGAAGGAGAAACACATGCACAAGAAGCATTCGCAAGAGCCTCCGTCTTCGGAGCAACTTTCAAAGGCGAGACAGATTTTGAGTTGGCTCAAAGACTTTATAACTACTCTTCCTCTCGTTGGTTCATGTTTAGCACTCCTATTCTTAGTAACGGGGGTACCACTCGTGGGCTTCCTATCAGTTGTTTCCTCAATTATGTTCCTGACAGCAGGGGTGGTTTATCTGCTCACTATGATGAGAACATTTGGTTGGCAAGTTCAGGTGGAGGCATCGGTGGATATTGGGGCGATATTAGGAGCAATGGTATTTCAACTACTCATGGCTCTCGTTCTACTGGTTCAATTCCTTTCATGCACGTAGTTGATTCTCAGA